CAGTATCAACACTCCAAAATTCTACAGAAAACTCTACACTATCAGCAGTTGGTTTTTTATCAAGTTCAAGCCCTACAAATTTATAGGTAGAATCTTTATAAAATTCTGATGCAATTTTCTTGAATTTGTCATATGCGTTTTGTCCATTAATATGACAGTTCAACTTAATTTTATCATGTTGCATATAATCAACCTTTCATAAACTCAGAAGCCATTTTCCTAACAATAATTTCGGCGGTATTTTCATTATGTTCTGCATCTTTCCAAGACTTACCTTCTATAATTGCAAGAGCCTCGGCCCAGCTTAGTCCACCTCTTTGTGCTAACTGACTAAGAGACTGACCATGATTTTCCCATGCTTGCCCTTCATGGATCATCAGCAATCCACGGGGAATATACTGCTGCGGTCTACTACCAAGAATAGGATATGGGTCATATCGTCCAATTTTTTTATCCATATCAGCTTGATTAATCAAATCTTCTAAGTTTTCATCGGAAATTGCTGGTGTTCTATCCCATAACGGAATACGTTTTACTTCCTTGAGGAAATCAATAATAGTCATGTAAGCAACTCCCTCATACTAAAACAAATCAGCATCCTCGTCTGCGTCCTTTTTACGCAACTCCCATTGATCATTGAATCGCTTTAGATGAACACAGGTATTTCGGAAATTACAAAGATTATTACAGAAGAAAGTATCCTCTGCTTCTTTGCCTGTCTTGCTGAGTTTTGTGAACGACCTTGGAGGCCACTGACTTGAATCATCCTTATCCAAAGACTCAAATAAATCGGCAGTTTTATTTACATAATCCAGAGTCTCTTTCTTGAGTTCATCGGTAATCTCATACTGGCGAACATACGGCTTAATAATATACTTAGACCTAACTTCCTCCGGCAGAGAATCCAGAGAGTTTTCATCCAAGGCTTTCTTGAGCATGATTTCAATGTCAATCTCATCATAGCCAAGTTCGGTCAGATCACTTTCGATATGGTGCTGCAACTCACTTACCAACTTGCCACGGTTCAGAACCTTGACAATTTCAGTCTTGGTTCTGGAGTTGGCACGTTTCTTACCCATGAATTTGACTTCGCAGTATTTTAGCATAATCCATGACACATCACGCACCGTATACCCCTCTGCCTCTTTTGCCAGAGCATAAAGAACAAGCTGCCGCCCATGATGCAGAAGATCAGCCGCTTTGAAATCTGTAGATGTTTTCCAATCGTAAATTGAAATAGTCCCATCTGCATTTTCACGAATAAGATCAATGTAGCCCTGAATATACCTGTCCTCAGACAAAGGATAGATAATCAGTTGCTCAGTCTGGAACTTTCCCTTTGGCGGTTGGAATGTCTTACAGAAATGTTTCATGTCTGCAATCCAGTTGTTGCGGATACTGTCATTACCCTTGAAATCTTTTGGAAACTCAATCCCAAGCATATCCAAATCTAAAAGTTCTTGATTCAGAGTATCAGGGAGTTCATCAACTGTAGCCTCCCCATTAATAATTTCCTCCAGCTTGTCATGAATTTTCGTTCCAAGGACACCATAAATACCATTTACTCCTTTATCATGCTCAATGTATGATTTAAAGGTTTCGTACAAACATTCCTCAATAGTATTACACTTTGAAATACTATATACATTCTTTTCAGCATCAAATAAGGCTTGAAGTCTTGGGTCTTTATCTCGCTTTGCCATAACATCTCTCCTTACGGTTGTATTTGTTGTTATTTGAAAACAAACTCACATCTATAACCAAATAACGTGCCTTTGTATTAATTCAGTGAACGCCTCTTTACCCATATCAGATGGGCTTGCTTTACTTCCTTTTGGTAAAATCTCATTGTCCTTATCAAATACATATCCTACTTTGTTCTTAAACACAGCATTGTTAAGAATCAATTTCTCAGCTTGTAAGCGTATCTGATCTTCATCCAGTCCTTCATCATAAGCCAAAATAATCTTATTTGTCATGAGAGATTTAATATGCTTGGCCTGAACATCACTTACATCACAGCCACACGTTGCCAAGCCAATACCGCTCCCCATTGAATGAAGCTGCTGGACAAACTTTTCAGACTCACCAATTACAACTATGTTCTTTTGCTGGATTGTTTCATAATTGTGATGGTATCCATAAAGGGTAAGGCTGCGGGAACATGGAATGATCGGCAACCAGCGTTCATCTTTGGAGCATTTACTATCGTTCAATCTCCCCATGATCCCGCATAATTTACCGTCCAGTGTATATTCTGGAACAGTGATCCGCAAAGTTTCTATATCAAAACCTACATTAAAATATTCCTGTGTTTGAAAGCTAATACCATCTCGAAAGAACATGAGATTATACTTTCCTGCATACTCATCAAGAATAGAAGTATCATATGTTTGCATCGAATACTCCGGCTCTTGAATTTCTTTCATTAAGCCTTTGTAGAACCCGCCAAAAGGATACTTGACCTTTCTACTAAATTGGCTCTTTTGCAATCCAAGTTCATCCGCAATAAAGTTTAATGCTTCAGGAAATGTCATACTCTCATATTTCATCACAAGAGAATACAAATTGCCATGTGCATTGATTGAAAATCCATCAAACTTTAATGTATCAAGTTTGAGCCGCATAGCTGTGGGATTGTGACCTTCATCACGACTGAACCTGATTTCATTTTTATGCTGCCTATATGTAATCTGCGTAAAACCCATACACTCAAGAAGGGTAATACACGCATCTACATTGTTTGTTAAGTAATTCGATAACGACAAGGCATTGACGATAATATCACCCTCCCTTCTTATCGAACTTTACTTATCCCTCAAGCCACCTATTATCAATGTAATAGAAACCATACACAAGGCCACCAATTAGTAAAACCCAAACAATCCAAAATACAATCAACTGCCATTTAATCTCTAAGGAATCAATCGTTTCCTCTATAGAACTATTACAGTAAAAAGTAGTATTTGAAATTGTGTTGTCCGATAACACTGTATAAATAGTTCCTTCATACTCCAAATCAGAACCATAATATACATCTCGTAAATGTGAAGTTTGATAAATGGTTGTAATGATGTGTTCCGGGAAATAGTCTATTGTTCCATATGGAAACTCTACACCAAGAAACGAAATGTTATCAACATGAAGATAATCTCTATCAATGCTATCCCAAGTCCAATAATTCTCCGTTGTAGTATAAGTTTGTGTCTTACCATTGACAGTGCGTGTTCTGGTTACTGTTCTGGTGTGCATCGTATATCGCTCAGTCACTTTTGTCATTGTGGCATACTGGCCTTCAACTTCAGGATATGATACAGAACCAACCGCTGCCAAATTGCCATGAACGAACGCATTGCCAACATTTGTTCTCATTCCATATCTGAACAATTCAGGATCATCATTGATCTGCAATGCTGTATTGTACTCTTGATATGAATTCATCAGGCTATCATTGATTTTGTCTGATAATACAATGCCAAAAATCAACATTACCGCTACAATAGCAACACTAAAGATAATTTCTCGCTTAGTAACTTTCATGCAAATATCCTTTACTCAAACAGATTTGTTGGAGCATCTGAAGAAACATTATAGTCAAGGTATTCGTACCCAATAATTTCATATCCAAGCATCCCAAGAATCTGTCGGTTCGGGAACTTCCTTACGTATTGATTATAACTCTTAACCCATTTGTTAAAGTTACTGCGATAGTTCGCAATCAGATTCTCAGTAGTCGCCAACTCATTCATCAACTCACGATAGTTTTCATTGCTCTTGAGTTCTGGATAAGCCTCTGCAACAGCCTGAATCATGGTCTGAATCTCCTGAACGCTTTCATCAGAGGAACTACCACGTGCATTAACAACATCCATCAAGGTTTGATATTCATGTTCGTCATAAGCCTGAACACAGTCAACCAAATTGGGAATCAGGTCTGCTCTACGCTTCTCTTGAACCTTAATCTCTGACTGTGCTGTGTTAATCTGTTCCTCCAACGAAATAGCCTTGTTCTGAACCCCTTGGAATGAAAAAACACACAACATCACAACAGCGATTACAACGGTTGCAACAATCAAAAGCAACTTCCAATTCTTCATTTTACACACTCCTTGTTGTATTACTTGTTATTTAACATAATTAAATCGTGATACAGTTTTGCGATTTCTTTCATTTTTTCAGGCGACATATCAGCAAATGACATTGCACCTACATAAGCATCACAGCCTATATCATTCGGATTTACCCACTGACTGTATTTAGTACACCGAATTTTATCATTCTTGCGTCTATTACAATCAGCAGCATCACAATGGGAACATAAACAACCCACACTCATGCCGCATATTTCCCCAATTTTGCTCGAATTTTATTCATCAACTGACCAATACGCTGACGGCTAACACCAATTCTCTCCGCAATTTCAGACTGCGTAAATCCATCAGCCAACAACTTAATAACTTCTTGCTCCTGTGGATTGGAAATTTTCTTACATAGAAAACGTATGTAATCCGTTTCTGCGGTATCTTTTTCAATGTCTACATTATCAGGAAACATATCACCAAACTCTACGACACAATCACCATCATCTGAGGCCATTCGAGTATTCATTGATACAATATTTTGAGCAGGAATAACGCTACTCGTCTTATTGTGCCTCAATACGCCATTGTACTCATTAAGCATAATGATATATGCAAAAGTTGAAAACTGGCCTTTCGTTTCATCAAACGCCATAGCTGCCTTACACAATCCAATCGCCAGAACGTCATAGTATTCTTCAAGATTGATTTTGTACTTATGAGCAGCACCATAAATGAGTTTGTGATTATCTTCTACCATTTTTTGTTGTGTACTTGTCAGATGTTCCATTGCTTTTACTCCTTATAATTTACTTGTGTTCATTAAATACAGAGCAATATCCAATCTCTTTCCAACGATTGAATCTGCCATTGAATTGATAAAGGACTTGAATTTTATCATCATCGTTTCTTGTTTTATCAAGAAATGCAACAATATATTTCTTATCTCGATCCAATGGAATTGTTTTTCGTACATTTGTATATTTACCGCTACTGTCTTTCTCCAGTTGGTATGCTTTTACATCAAACTTTTCTCCGGGGTATTCATCATCCCAAAGTGGCCTCGCATATACCATCTCAGAAAAAACTTCCTTGATTTGCTTGGCATTAGAAAGACAACTGGCATCCAAATACCGCTTGTTCAAAGTATGTAAGGCAAGTTGATAGGTACAGATCAGAGAAATGTTTTCTCGACTTGTAATCTGAAATAACTTTCGACTATGAATAAGAAGTTGCTGCCACATAGCCTCATCAATCTCATCCTCAGATTTCATCGTGTCAAACATTATTGCTTGATAACCCAACTTGGCAAGTTTCTTAATGATTCTCTTGACCTTGTTCATATCATTGTCGAACAACTTTACGAACTGAATGTTTCCATACTTCTCTTGAGATATTTTTTTGGCCTTACGCAAATATTCCCACTGTTCATCTGTGAAGTTGCCAATTTTTAACTTCTTTCTGGTTAATCCCCAATAATCAAGTTCAGTTGTCATGATATGGACAAGCAACAACTGCTTAAAATCCTTTGACCGCTGCTCATTACTGATTACTGCACACTTTACACCATCTTCCGTCATTGGCAAAATCATGTTTTCAAAGACAAAAGAAGTTTTACCAACACCACTATGTCCAGCGAACATATACATATCACCAAGAGGTGTGCCAAGAGTCAAATAGTTCAGGATCGGGCAATGCGCCCCATAACTAATTCCTTGTGCAGACCCTTCATCACATTCCTTCAGGAACTTATCATCAATCTCTAATGTTTCAACATCAATATCATGTGTGTTCTTAATGCTTACACTGTTTAAAATGTAATCATAATAATCATACACTTCTTGATTAGTCATTTTTGCAAACTTTTCTATGTTGTCGATCACACTGAACCCCTTATCATGTAATGTCATTAAGGTATTCATTTTTGCAATCTTATCATAGTATGCATCAACATTTTCAGGATTGACTAATGAGCAAAGTTCACTGACTGTCGCATAGCCTCCAAGTTCATCAAAATGCTTTTTAACAGTAGGTTTATTTTCAAGAAATGTGTAAATTGTAACATTGTCAAATGATCTAAACCCTTGATTATACATCTGTCGCCCAAGTGAGAAATAAAATGTACCATCTTCGGTTTTTAGCGTTTGGTCATCATTGGCATTAATTCTTTGAAAATCATCAAATAAATCTGGCTGCTTCCATAAGCAAAATACAAACGTAGCCTCTGCGCTCTCTCGACCTTTAATTAATTCCTGCGGATAATTTTTAAGACTTATTTGTATCACCATCCTTAATCGTCACTCGGAGTTCTACAATTCGACCATCTTTCAATGTCCATTGATAGCCACTGGACGATGTTTTAATACAATCAAGACCACCAAGTAACTCCTGTACCATGTAATCACGGACAGCATTTATGGCTTCATCTGTACATTCAGTTTTGTTTTGCCACAAATTGCCCTTCTTGTTTAATGTTCCTGCATATATGCCAAAACAACCCGCACCAACATGATAATCAGCCATCAGTGGTAATTCCTAACTTCTCACAGATTTCGTCTAATGTCATGCCAGCGGCGAGTGCCTTGTTAATAATCTTTTCTACCGCATCGAAATATTCACGTTCAGTCATTGCCAGTTCCTCCTTATAATTCATCATCATTAAGAAAGCTGCTTATATCCTTCCCTCGGTGTTTTGTGCCAATGCTGGACAAATCACCACATTCGATTTCGGTTTTCTTTGTATTCTCACTTTGGTTTTCTCTACGAATACGATCAGAATGTACATCAGAGAGTTTGTCTTTTACCATTGCAAAGATGTAAGATAACTTTCCATACTCTGTTTCAAACTGTTTATGTTCCATCCAGTAACAAATATCATCGTGATATTTCTGAAAAGTTTCCAGAATGGTTTCATAATCGTAGAATGAAAGTTCCTTAATTTTTTTGGGAAGGGATGTGGGGAAGGGCTGACCATCCCCATATCCCAAAAACTCATAGCAGATATAATCAATCAAAGATTTATAAGTTTCTTTTTGCTTTTGCTCTGCATCATATATCTCTTGATTTTTGTAGTAATACTTCCCAATCTTTACAAAGGTATCAGTTGTCCCGGTTTCACCCGTGATATGGCATTTACATGACCTTGCCATAACTGATTATCCTCCTTTGAATTACTTGCTACTATTACTGCTTACACGTGTCTTAAAGAAACTACCGATTGTTGCGAGTGTACCACAAGCCAGAGGAATAATATCTGGTGTGAATCGTGTCGTGTCAAACATCAAGTTTAATCCGTTTGTAATTGTAGTGCCAATACACATCTGCATAATCCAGCCACCAAAATAGGCAAGGCCAAAATAAATGACAGGCTCAAAGATACAAAACAGAATAATACCGATGATCCAACCAATAATACTACCGCTACTGTATCTATCCATATCATTCATCCTCATTCAGCATAGCGACAATGGCCTCAAGATTTGCCGTAGGAATTTCATCTGCGTTCTTGAAATTCGGAATATCATGCTCTGCCATAAAAGCCTTTACCTTTTTCTTGGTTGCAGCACTTACATCGGAAAACTTATTCTGAATGGTGCTAACCAACTCAGCGTTCTTTTCCTCATCGACCTTGTTTGCCGCATCATGCTCCAACTTTTCAGCAACCTCGGCCTCCTTCTGCTTACGTGCCTTCTCCAAATCCTTCTTAGACTGTTCCACGGTCTTGTCGCCCTTACTGTGTTCAGCCATAATTGCATCAGTGATTGCCTTGATAAAAGCGTCAGAATCCAGAGGAATTTCATCAACAATATCAGCAAAGCGAGACTTAGAATCAACACTGTAGTTATCATCACGGAAAGAAATACGGCGGCTCTCACTCATAACCTTACCCTTGACTTCCTCCTGCTTGGTAACAACATTCTTCTTGCCTGTTTTCTGCTTGACAATCTCACGGTCAATGTAGGCGACACCAAGAAAATGCAACTTGGTCTTGAGAGCATTGAAATAACGCTGGCTCATATTGGTTGTTAAGATGGAATAAGACTCACCAGTAATCGGATCATCAACATCTTTCTTCTTGGTATGTCCAATCGCAATAAAGGAAACGCCAACACCCTTCAGTTCCCACAGCTTATCAAGCACAATCTGAATTGCCTTATCCTCGCCAGCCATAAAGCCGCCGAACGCTGCCTTAATAGAAGTAATCTTTGGCTTATCAGGATTAGCCCTATTGTGCATACGAATAACTTCAGGCTCCGCAATCTCAAGCAACTGATCAAATGTATCAAGAACAACAACACGCAAATCCTTGTAATCAGTCAACTTGTTTTCAATCACATCATCACAGAACTCCTTGAATTTAGCCCAATCAGGAATCTTTTCAGACACAATCCCATTGATTGCATCATGACCATCTTCCTTGCCAATGTCGAGGGCGATATAGCCCTCATCACCAGCCAACTTCTCACAGACCTCTTTGATAACAGTAGACTTACCAATACCGCTCTCACCGATCAGACCAATGTTATAAGCCAAAGGGTCAATGCAAATCTCACGCTTCTGTCCAAATTTCCTTGCCATATTTATCTACCTCCCCTTAAAACAGATCATCTTCATCAACACCATCATCCTTCTTTTTATCCTCGTCAAACGGAGGATCATCGTCATCAGACTCGGTGTTCTTAGCTTTCTTAGAGTTCTTCTTAGCCTCTTCCATAGTCTCATCCTGCGGAGGCTGATAAATCTTTTCCTCGAACTCATCTCCCTTGTCATCAGCAAGCCGACAATATCCATCCTTGAAATCGTCAGACGAAATGATAACATCCTTCAGTCTAAATTCATCAACCCGATCACCAAAGACATTTCCCTTCGGACGGAAATCATCAACGGTACGAATACCAAGTTCAACCTGTTCACGCTGCCGCTCAGTCAACATAGACTCGTCAAAGTCAACCTCTTCGGCACCACGCAGAAGAACAATCTCCCAAGGGATATGAACGTACTCATCACCCTTTACAGTAACAATCTCATCCTGATCATTCTGAACCTTCATCTTGGCAACATTGAGATAACTCATCTTGTTAGCCAGCAACTTCTTGTGCTTTTCATTCTCAGGATCATACTTTGCGCCAGAGAACACACACTGAATAGGAACAAACTTCCGACCCTCATCCTTGTTAATGTACTGCTCAATATAACAATCCAAAGTCATTTTCTTATTCTCTGCATAATCAGAATCATCCAGACTGGACTTGTTATAGAACAAATCAGCAGTAATCAGCAAACGACTCTTGCGCTCTTCGGGAGCGGCAAAAACATTCTGGATACGGAACTTGCTAAAATACATCTTCTTCTTGGCGTACCAATCACGGGTGAACTGGCCTGTAACCACCACACGCCCATCGTACTGAGGAAGATACTCCTGCAAGTGCTGAATCATGTCATAGACGGTGATGAACTCCTGCCGACCACCACATTCCTCACCAAGATCAACAATGTACTTACGATAACTGGCAACCTTATCAACAATTTCCTCATCGAAACGGTCATCCCAATCAACATCCATCTTCTCATTGTCGGCATCCATTGTCTTAATTGTGGACTGGACACTATCAAAAGCCTCAACAAAGGCCATATTTGAGTCCGTTTCCTTAACACCAAACGTCATAGAAAGCGTCTTGCGCTTCTTTTTAGTCTGCTTATCAACATACTCACCCTCCTTGCAGAAAGGACGCTTGGTATCTGACTTCTGCTTGGGAATGACGGGAGTACCAACAAAACTGAATCGTGCTTGATAACTCATTTACTTTTTCTCCTTTACTGTTTTTTAAATAGCTTCAAAGTTAAATTCCAAATACTTTCGTGAGGCCAGATAGTCACACAGATGAACATATTTCTGAAACTTATTCTTAGGCTTTGGCAACTCAACCTTAGAATACTTTGATGTATTCCATTGCCCCATATGAGATTCAATGGCGTTTACTACAAAGGCTTCCTGTTCATCAGTCAACAACTGGCTTTCAATATTACACCTCTTTACAAAATTTGCTGCAAAAATAGGATGGTCAAATACCGTTCTCTTTCCATTACCATCACCCTGTTTCAAGCCATCATGAAGAATAAGGCTTACAATAATCAAGTCTTGCTCGTCATTAGTAAATGGGAACATTTCAAGATTAAACAGCTCATGAGCAATAGACACAGCAGCTTTAGTATGCCGGACAAGGCCACCATCTCCAAGAGCATAAGAAGGATGATACTTGCCACTTGACGATGCAGGAACCGTAAAGAAATAGTCAGGAAGATTGTTTACGCAATATGTAGTAAACTTTGCAATTTTTTCTGAATGAATCCAGCCAATCTCTTTTTCAAACGTATCCCTATTCATTAGTCCTCCAGAAAGTTCTTAAACTTCTCGATGATCTTAGCGTTGTGAGAGAACTGCTGCTCCATAGAACCATCTAAACGTTCAAGTTCAGCCTTATAAGATTCAATCTCCTGACGAGTAGAATTGATACGGGCATTTACATTTGCCAGCCTATCAATCGTTGTGGTAATCACGGATACTGCGTTCTCAGAATCCTTCATCAGACTGTCTAACTGCGCCGCCTTTTCGGTCAAAATAGTGGAATTGCTTTGTGACTTACGCATCATTTTCATTCTCCTTTTTATCTGTATTATTTGTAGTTTCCTCTGACTTGCTTTCTGTATCGTTGTTCTCGTCCTGTTGGTTGTTAATTGCCAAATTGTGATTACACCACTGACGTAAAAGCATCAACTGCTTCTGAGGATTAAGATTCTTATTCTGATTCATCTTCTCAAGAATAGAACCACACATGGTTTTCATACCAGCAGACAATCCAAGCACATATGCCTTTTTCATCAAACGCTGAATCATTTCCTCTGTCTCGTTCTTTGCCTTCTGCTTTGGATCAGTAACTTCCTCAACAGGATCAGTGCCACTTTCTAACTCTACAATCTTTGCCATCTTATACCTTCTTTCTTGTTGTATTTATTGTTATAAGCCCTTGAAAATATGCTTTATAACCTCTTTTGTCCACCCATTGCCACAGAGTGAACGCCGAACATTGTCACTATATCCTTCTGTAAAATTATCTGGCAATGTTTGTAACCTCTCATACTCAACAGGTGTCAGTTTGCGAATACGTCCATTATCCCAAACTTTCTTTTCTTGATAACCACCATTCACACAAGTCAAAGTTGCACATTTAAATTGAGGATTGTAAACTCGTTTCAACATATCATGTGTATTAACTTGTAATGTAGCGATTACTTTTTTATCTACACCATGAAAGATATATGGCTTATCATAATAATCTTTCTCTGGCGCATCTGATACCATTATATCTTTCAGGACAGTTGTGTTTGACTTAGGCAGCGAACCAATATGAATATTCGTCCAATACAATCTCTCCCTGTCTTGTGCAGAAAAGAGATTTGAATTTATCAACTGAGGAATTTGCCCCCCCAAGTTATCGGTAATAATATTCTGATCAGTCTTGCTTTTTGGAACTACATTCTCCAACAGGAACCATTTTGGCTGAATTTCTTTGACGGCTCTTGCATACTCAAAGAAAATGCCAGATTTGCCCATCAGTCCTGAACATACTTGATTGTTTTCTTGCCGGACTACCGATAAACTCTGGCAGCACGTACCAGCCATCACCAGATCAAAACCTTTAAACTGCGAAAAATCTGCTCCAATAACATCTCCATGATGAATAATTTCAGGAAAATGCCTTTTGCTAAGTTCGATAGCTGGTTCAAAAATTTCATAAGTATGGTATTCATCAACTGGTATTCCTAATTCTTTTAAGGCCAGCAATCCAGTTTCAAGACCGCCACAAATTGATAAAACCCTTAATCCCATTACATCACCAACATGGAGAATTTACAACAGCGTACATTCTGTTATCGCCACGGAAAATAAAATCACGAATTCCATGCTTAATAAAATCTGTGTAACTTCTAATTTCAATACATTCAGTTCCGTCAAGCTGATATACTTTCTTTCCTGCATTGAAAGCATAAATGATTTCATTGAATACTCCATGTCCAATCATTCCTGAAAATGTAGAGAACACAATAGCATCACAGTTATTGAGTGCTTTATATGCGTAATCAAGAATGACGCTTTCTGGTTGATCTTGCGGGATGGTTGTGCGAGGATTTACAATAACTGCATCTTTAAATTGCCGTTCAATACACTTAATTTCAAAATTCTCCATAGGTGTATCGTACTTCCAAACATGATGAGCATAGTAAATTTTCATTAGCATCTCTCCTTATAATCAAAATAGTCTGCATCCTTGATTTTTGAATTCATTAACTTGGTTATTCCATTGTTCTTGAGTCCATCCAAACTCTTTCATCAAACACTTCTTGCATTTGAATTTTTCAATATCACGACCAAACATTTTCATATTCATTGCAAGCGTATTCTTATCTTTTAATTTGAGCGGCTGTCCTCTTGTATTCAGGCATCCGTTTTCACAATATCTACTAAAATACTTTCTGGCTATATCTTCGTCTAATCCAGCATATTTTGCGTATTCTTGAATAACTTCATCAGTTGGCTCTTTACGATATACACCACCAGTCCATGCTTTTGTAACATACTCATTAATTGTACAATTCATAATGAGCCACTTATTTTTTTCTATAAAATCTTGTTTTAGAATATCTCTCCACCGATTGTAGAGATATGGATACCAAAACTTATCAAGAACCCAAGTATACTTTGTATAGTAAGGGCAAGCGATACCACAACCTACTCTCGTATACCCATACTTATACTTTGGATTTACTTCAATGTTTTCAGAAAGTATATAAAGCCAAATATCTAATTCAGTCCATTTACGAATAGGGAGAACACCAATCCAGTCTCGATCACCCCACATGGGATTTTTAGTAATATCATCATAATTTGACCTCTGGCTGCTTTCCTCATTACGGATACCAAATAGGAATAATATTTTTTCATCTGCGGGGAAATAATCTACAGTTGGTTTTTCTTTGAAATAAGTACAACAGAATCGTGCAAATCTCGTTGGAATAATGCCACTATCATGAACATATTTATAGAAACCACCATACTGCGGATCAGGATAAATATGTTTGAATCCATTTCGTTTTGCCATTTGATTACTTTCTGCTACATCAAGTGTTGTAACATTAAAATAAGTCTCGCAATCTATTCCCGATTTCTTTACCAAATGATTTACTACCATGCTGTCTTTGCCAGTAGAGTTTGTATTAACAATCTTTCTATCTGTATCTATACATTGTTCATGTAATAACAAAAGACTCTCATGTTCAATTTCTTTTATGTGATCTTGATTGCGACAAATGGTTTCATTCCATGATTCAAACTCTGCATATCCCTTGTTTGTTCTATGTTTCTTCAGAGATAAATTCAAGTTATCATCAACCGTAATCCTAAATAGACAAACTACTTGCCCCCCCGTTATAAAGGCTTTAATGATGTTGTTGTCTAACCAGAATGTATTTTCCTGATACCAACTTGTATCGCAACCACAACTATCTAAGAATTTAATAAATTCAGGATAAACAGGTTGCATCAAAATCCTCTTTTCTAAAATAATTCAGTTTCCCAAATCTCTTGATCCACTCGCTGGCAAGCAATCTCATAATATTTTTCATCAAGTTCATATCCAATGAACTTACGTCCAGTACGTGCCGCTGCCAAAGCAGTTGATCCAACACCTACAAACGGATCAAGAACGATTTCATTTTCATGTGATGAATTTTCAACAAGTATTTGCATTAATTCAATCGGCTTTTCTGTATCATGCAAATTATTTCCGTCTGCGCCCTTTGTTTTGATATTTGGAACAGATAAAATATCACTTGTACCGCAGTTATTAATTTTCACACCCTTGCCTTTTCTGAAGAACAGAATATATTCAAACTGTGACATATAATACTGTCCCATAATCTTATTCCCTTTGTTCCAAATTAGAGATTTGATGAAGTGAAATCCAGTTTTTGTAAAAACATTGAGAATATGAATTAGATTAACGTGGTTTGTCATTACATAGCAATGACCACTATTTTTTAGTATGCGGTAAAATTCAGGAGCATATTTTGTGCAATCTACATCATTGTGTTGAAATACTTGACCTTTTCGATTTATGTCTTTCTGGAGCATACCGCCACTGTTTCCTGCGTTTCCCCTTGCTGTAGTTCTGTATGGAGGATCGGTAATAATCAAGTCAACCGATTCATCAGGCATCAATGACATTCCTTTGATACAGTCATCATTGAATATTATATTTGTTCGTAAAGAACCTTTATCAAGTGGTAGTGCTTGCCCCCCCAAGTTTTAGTTGTTGCTGCCATTCTGTACCCCTCAACCAAATGCGGGAACAGGGTGCATAGGAGCAGTACAACAAGCAGGGATACAGGCCAAAGTAATAACCATCACAGCAATGCTTAAAAGTCGAATTTTATGTACTCTTTTTTGTTCCATACGTGTCATGCTATTATCATCTCCAATGTTTGTATTTCTTGTTATTTATCAAAAATATATAGTTGTTCCATAATGTCAATCCGTGACGCATTATCCAGCGTTCGCTTAACTGGTTTCGACCAGATTGACTTCCATCCATCCGGGGATACCTGTTCTGATACCAGAACGATGCTGTCTTTTGAACATTGTTCAGCCCACTCCCAAAACTCATCATGATTGAATGTCTGCTGATAGCCTGTCGTGTTCTTATACGGAATATCGCAGTAGATCACGCCACCTTTGAACTTAGACATATCAAGCTGCTGGTAATCAAACTCATCAAATTCAATCCCTGACAAATTTGGGATTTGTGCCAACAGATTTCGCTTTGCTTCGTCATAGTAGTTTCTGATCGTGCCAATCTTTGTCCTTACTGTACCAGCCCTACCACCGAAAAACTTTCCGTTATATGATGCAAGAAAGCCAACTGCACCGATATACCAATCTGGATATTTACCGTCTTGATCCTGCCACGACTTTCTTACATCACTATATTCTTGCTTTGAAATGTCATCTGGCAATTCATCTATCATGTCCAAATGTTTGAATAACTCAATTAAGTAATGATTAATGTCATAACCAATTTTTCTCTTGCAAGAAATTTTGTCAATTACATTTGCCCCCCCGATAAAAGGCTCTAAGTAAAAGTTTGCGTCTGTCTTGTCGATGTATGACTGAATAATAGGAACAATATGTTTGGCAATCCGGGACTTGCTGCCAACATATTTAATTTCGCATCACTCCTTTAATTTAATCCAAAACCCAAGGTCTGAAAGACCTTTGATTTCTTTGTCAAAGTTGTCTTGAGTGAAAACAACAACTTCACTTGGGAACGGTGCTGGATCAGCACCATCGTTGAACTTTAACCGCCCTTTAACAAAGCAGATATACTTTGCATGAGCAAACACATATTCGTGTTGTGGCCTTGTATCTGTTCTTGCTGGTATAAGCATGACCGCTGTGATCTTGTTGTTTTCACTCTCTGAACAACATTTCTCAATCCAATCCTCTTGTCCGGGATTATCCTTCGTCCTACGACTGTACGGTGGATTACAGAAAACTACTTGCCCCCCCCAATTTTGCGAGATGCCATCATCCTGCACAGTGTAGAATTTATCGCACTTATGATTGTTTTCGTCTGCACACGGATCAAGAGTGAAACGGAATACTTGATTCAAGCGGTCAAAGAACTTCTGCGGAGTTCCCCAGCTATTATTACCAGTGCTTAATAAAACTCTGTCCATTCTTTAACCTCGTTGTTGTATTTCTTGTTATTTGCTTTCAATCAACTGTTGCATAAACATATCACGCAACGGAATGATATGATTGGGATGTTCCCGATCTCTAATTTCCTTACAGAAGCCATAGAACTTATTTTCAAGCGGAGTAAGCAGCGATCCCATATGGCGATACTGTCCGCTTCTGAATACTTCCTGTGCAACAGACCGCATATGTTTCCACAAATGATAGTAATAGCACTTGAATTTTACCATGTACCCAGCATTGTCCTCAACAACAAAACCTTCAACTACATTGCCATCATAAAGATATTCCTCATCCATGATTTCAGTATACCAGTTACGGAAACTCTGCCAATCCATAAACTGATATGCACGTGTCTTAACTTCAAATCCGAACTCTTTACCGATCTGAACAAGCTGCTGATAAGGCAATTTCTCATATTCAAGTTGATTTTTTACAATATCCAACAGGAACAAATGTGATTTGTCGTATTTGATAATGTGAGGATCATTTTCCATGTCTACACACTCAAATACCATTGTGACATTCTTCCGCTTCAGATATTCCTTCAGGCCAGCAGCGTCATTTACATTCTCATAGAACATTGCCTTCAACCATGCTGAAAACTCGCTATCAGGACTGGACTTGCTGGTAATAAAGAAATCATCTGTATCAGGGTTATATGACACCATGCCAAGGAATCCATTCTCTTTTACATATGCAGTAACGGGGAACTTCAACTTATGCTGGAGCATACTAAACTTTGTTTCTGCTCTCTCATTAACATTAAAGAATTTTGGGTAAGAACGGGCAACTACAGTTCCATTTGCTGTATTAATAAACAAACCTCTGGCCTTAGTAGTCTGCTCATTCCACTTCTTATCATAGAAAGCCTCACGGGTAAAGTTGAAAGAGGAAATGTCGCCATACTTCTTTTCGTAAATGTATTTGTTCTGACGCATTTTATCCACAACTTCCATAACGTTTTGCTCTGTTTCAGTATATTCAGTTGGTACAACTGCTTCCTCGTTAGTCTGCTCTTTAAACACTGTGTTTCTGATCATTACAGGATGAAAACCGTCTGCATCCAAAACTACAGCCCGAAGATTACCGCCGAACTCAACGTTACCTTCCAGATCAAAACACCGTTTTGACACCGTAATCGGAGAATCCTCAGTGTTACGATGACCAAACACCTGATATGTATTCTCAGGCATAATTTCATCAAATGTCTTTGCAACATCTAAGTATTCACTATACCGTCCAACTCCACGAATCATCTGTTCAGATGCAATCTCTGTCAGATTATCAGGAATTACACTTAAACCAGCATGAGTAACCAAAACAGTTTTTTCATTGTATGTATAATACACACACTGATTAAATTTACGATACAACATTCGAGCAATTTTAGAATCCAACCCCCCCAGCCTCAAGCTGCTTGCGGGTAACTTTTTCAAACTCTGCTGATTTAGATGTGCCACCATGTGCCCAATACCAAAGCCAGCGTTCATGATTTCCTTCCAGCAAAATCACATTAGGGCGATTCATGTTTTCATACAAGAAGTTGATTACCTCTACATTCTCAATGCCACGATCAATGTAGTCGCCGCAGAAAATGTATAATTCATCATCTTTGAATCCATCCTTCAAATACTCTTTCAAGACGGTATAACATCCGTGAATATCTCCAATATGATGAATCCTCTTATAATGAGAGAAATCACTTGGCTTATACCAAATTTTATCCAGTTCGTCAGGCTGAATTACGGTTACACCAGCCGGAATAGATTGTGTCTCAAAACGAGCATACATCTTTTCGATAACCTCATCAGGGACTTGCTTGTAAATCGGCCTCAGTTTATTACGCCGTTTACATTCCTCCATAGGAACACCAGTCATATCAACACAATACATCCGATACCGATAAGTTTTAGCCATATCTTTATAGCGGTTGATTTCTTGTGTCTTAGAATTTGTTGCATCAATCACTACAAATTCTCCACGCTGCATCCTTGCCTCAAGCATCTGGAATAACAACGACCATACCAACCTTTCATTCGATTGGCTAATTGCAAGAGTTCCGTTTGTTTGCATTACCGGGGACTGACACATCATACGAATATTATCTGCTGACAGTGCATACGGCTCAAGCCCATGCTCTTTGATATATGTGGACTTACCAACACC